CAGAACGTCGCGTTCAGGCGGACCCGGCCGATTGTATCGCCCGCACCGCTCGCCACCGCCTCGACGGCCACGCCGATGAGAGTGTTATCGGTCGCCACCGTGGTGCAGCGCTTGTTGGTGTCGTCCCAATACAACTTGGCGCCGACGGTCCAGGCTTGGGAGCCGACCTTGGTGATGTCGAAGACGCCGACGAGCGCCGTCTCGACAGGCTCGCCGAGGGCAGCCGTTCCGGCGGCGATGCCGAAGATGGAGCCGACGAGCAGGCCATCGCCGGAGGCGACGGCGTAGGGCGCGGTCAGGGTGATGGTATTGCCGGGCTGGACGAAGTTTTTCATGACGGGGATCCTTGTGGAAAGACGAAGGGCGGCCCGTCAGGACCGCCCGTGTGTTCAGGATGGGTGCTTTACGCGCCCGGGTTCTTGTAGAGGCCGCGCCAGTCGATGGCCTTGGCGCCGAAGTCGAGGCGGCACTTGATCTCGACGCCGTCCACGTCGAAGCCGTTGCGCGTCTCGATGTAGGCGCCCTGCTGGCCCTCGAGATAGGCGTACTCGATGGTGTCGATCTGGTTCGGGCTGGCCGCCAGATACCAGGCGGTCTCGCTGGCGGCGTCGAGCCGGGGCTCGCTGATCGGCGCCAGCGTGCGGATCGACTGCGGCACCACGCTGGAGGTCGCGGCGGGCACGAGGTTCTGCGCGACCAGCTGCTCGGCCTTCAGTTCCAGCGATGCGGGCACGATCAGGAAGGCCGGGCGGACGTTCAGCACCGTCTTCTTGTCGAGCCCCGTCTGCTTCGCCATCGCCGCGCGTGCCGCACCGACGCTGCTCACATCGAGCGCCGCTCCGGTGCCTGCGAGGTTCTTGTGCGTGGTGTGGAACAGCGCGTTGCCGTCGGCCATCGCCGGGTTGGCGGTGATGATGCCCCAGACCACGTCCGACTCCAGCTGTGCGATGGAATTGCCGTACATCGCCGGGATCCGGGTAAAGGCGTCGAGATCGTCGTTGATCAGCGTCTGGCGGGTGATCGCGACGACCCGGCCATAGGTCTTGACCTTGTAGCTCTCCTTGCTCTCGCCCAGCGTGCCGCGCTTGAACTCGCCGCTCTCGCCGACCTCCAGCAGCTGCGGGGCCTCGCCGAGCTGGACCCGGTGCATCGCCTTGAAGTCGGTGGCGAGCACCTGGCGGCAGAACAGCATGAAGGTGCGGGGATAGGCCTCGCTCGCCATTGTCCTCGGACCAATGGCGGACAATGGCTCGCCCTGCCGCAGCGTCTTGTTGGTGACGGCCGACAGGATCTCGGGGAAGTCCGAGGTCGAGTGCAGCGCGCGCGTCGCCACCTCGTCGCGCGAGAGGCCCCGCGTGTTCACCCCGGCATTGCCGAGGCTTTCACGGGCCAGTTCCAGCAGCGTCATGCCGCGATACTGGCGCGCGGCGTCCTCCAGTTGGAACAGCGTCGGGCTGTAGCGGTGCAGCAGCGCGTTCGCCACCGCGTCGCGGCGGGTGATGCGCTCGTCCCGACCGCCGAGGGGGACAGAGACGTGCGGGAAGGTCCGGGTCTCGTCCGACTTTGCCGCGACCTGGTCGAGGATCAGGCGGCGGGACTCGTCGACGCTGACGCCGCGTTTCACCAGATCCTCGGCAAAGCTGCGCTCGAGGTTCAGCCGCCCGGCCAGATCGTAGATGGTGGAGACGCGGTCGCGCTCGGCCTCGCGAGCGCGGGTGACGACCGCCTCGGTGTCGGGCGCGGGCGTTGCCCGTGTCTTCGGCTGGTTGCGCGTCTCGCTGGCGGCGACCTTCGGGTCGGGCGCAGCCGGTTTCGGCTCGGTCATGGCGGTGTCCTCGGTTTCGACCGGCGCGGTCGGCTGGGGGGTGGCGGGGGTCGCGGCGTCGCTCGCCGGGGTCTGTGTCTGCTCAGTCATCGGGATCGGTCCTTTCGTGGTGGAAGGGGCGTCCCGGCGGTGAAGGACGCAGTCGTGAAGGGGATGCTGGGCGCGGAAGCCCGCGGCGGGATCGGCACCGACCGCGACGGCGGAGACCTCGAAGGGGGTCCAGTCCACCGCCCGCCAGAGTTCGCGTGCGGCCTCGGGTTTCGAGACCTCGAAGCGGTGGACCTGATAGCCGATGGACACCGCGCGGATGTGCCCGGCCTGGATGTCGCGCCAGATCGGCTCGACATCGGCGCGCTCGCTGATCCGCACGAGCGCGATGCCGCGGCCGTTCTCGATCCGGGCCGAGCCCGGCACGACCGAGCCGATCACCGCGTCGAGCGTGTCGAGCTCGTGCACCTTCAGGAACGGCGCGCCCGCGTTCAGCCGGTCGAGCCGGACATGGGCGGGGTCGAGGCTCAGCTCCTCGTCATAGGGCTCGCCGAAGAAGGTCGCGCGGCGGACGCGGGCCCCGGCCGACCAGACCACCTCGACGGTGCGGCTGTCGGCATCGGCGGTGTTCGGCGCAAGCTCCGCCGACCGGCGCATGGCCGGCAGTTCGATCATCGTGTCCATGAAGGTCAGTCCTGTTGGTCGGCCTGCGCCGGGTCTGTATCCGCGTCGGCGGCCGGGTCGTCGGCAATGGTGTCGTCGGCGGCCGGATCGGTCGCCGCGTCGCTGCTCTGTGCGCTACCGGTCTTGGTGACGCGGCGCGGGTCGCTGTCGAGCACCAGCCCCAGCGCGTCGAGCTTGGCGTTGGTCGCGGCGATCTCGGCCAGCACCGCGTCGGGGTTGCGGCCCTGTTTCGCGATCACCTCGGCCAGCGTCATGGTGCCTGAGCGGATCGACAGCAGGTTCGCCATCGCGTCCTTCTGCGGATCGACCGCCTCGAACTTCGGCGGCGACCATTCGACCGGCACGGTCGGTGACGGGATCTGGCCTGCGGCCCATGCGGCCTCGGTGAACCAGCGCCACACTGGCGCGCAGAACATCGGGATGAACAACTGCCACTGCACGGCGTCGATCTGGCGGCGGAACTCGACCAGCCCCGCCCGGATCGAGGAATAGTTCACCTGGGACAGGTCCCCGGTCAGCAGCTCGTAGGGCACCCGGAACCCGGCCGAGATCGTGTGCAGGCTGGCGCGCTTGTATTCGCCGTAACCGCCCGTCGCCGACGGCTGGTTGAACCGGATGTCCTTGCCGCCGCGCGCATAGGCGATCAGCCCCGGCTCGAACTGCTCCACCCGGTTGCCGTCGGCATCGACCACCGAGGGCGCGATGCCCTGCTGCGCCTCATCATCGCCGAAGACGATGGCGGTCACGCAGGCCTCGGTCTTCTTGCGGACCAGTTCGGCCACCTCGTAGTCGTCGAGATCGCGCAAGCTGCGGATCACCGGCGCGCCCCAGGGAACGCCGCGCGCCTGCGTGCGCTGCTTCTCGTAAACATGGGCGATCTCGGTCGCCGGGACCGGACGGCTCTGCAACCCGTTCTGCAAGGCCCCATAGGCGTCGCCCGGGTGTTCGGCATGCAGCCAATAGGCGCGGCGCTTGCCGACTGGATCGAACTCGATCCCCTGCACCAGCCGCCCCGCGCCGAGAGCGCCAGACTTCGTGGCGTCGAGGAAGTCAGCCTCCAGCACCTGCACTTGCAGCGGGACCGGAAGGCCGTCGCTCGCGCGCCGCAGCCTGCGGCGCACCAGCACCTCGCCCGCCTCCACCATCTCTCGGCAGATCAGCGTCTGCAGCCCGTAGAAATCGAGCTGGCCATCGGCGTCGCAGTCTGCCGTCCAGCGCTCGAAGAGCGCATCGACCTTCCGGTCGAGGGTGTCGTCGCCGCTGGCGGCGCGCGGCATGATACCCGCGCCGATGATGTTGTTGACCAGCACCGCCACGGCCTTGGCCGCATGCGGGTTGTTGCGAACCAGATCGCGCATCCGGTCCCGCAGCAGCGCCCCGGCCACGCCGATCTCGGTGTCGGCCGAGGATCCCGGCGCGCGCCAGCCCTCCGTCCGTCGCCCGCGGGCCGCGCCCACGTAGGGGCGCGATCCCTCGAGTGCCTAACCGCGTAACGGAATTACTCTAGCGGAGTCAGGTCAGTTACGCTATCGACGAGCAGCTGAAAATAGTCGTCCTTCACGCGGATCGCCCCCGTGATGGTAACACTGCAACCGTCCACCGCGTCCCAACCGTTGTGTTCGCATGCTTCGACGGCTTCCAAGGTCGGTCTATCAACCGCCAACTCAACTCTCAATCTCAAACCATCTGGCGTATAAAACCTGATCCAGTCCAGCGACGGGTCGCGTCCGATGTATCCGCTCGTTCTTACGTTAGTGCCATCCAGGCTGCCGAGGGCCTCTTGTATTGTGGGCAATTCGTCTGCCACTGCCACAGCCGCGCTGACAAGGATTGCGCCTGTGAGTGCGCCCGCGGTGATTCTCATAGGTCGATCCCGTCCATTTCCTCCTAACATACTAGAGACTCGCCGCGATGCCGTCCATCCCACTCGGCACGCCCAGCTGCGCTTCGAGATCGGCCCATGTCGCTTCGGGCCAGCGATCGGCGCCCGCGATCCAGGCGGCGGCGCGGGCATAGACCCGGCAGTCCAGCGCCTCGTTGCGCTCGCGCAGCTTCTGCCATTCCAGCCGGGCGAAGCCGCGCTTGGTGCGCACCGTCACCAGCTGCTCGGCCACGAACTGCTTCAGCCATTCGTTCTCGACCCAGTGCGGCAGATGCACCAAGCCGGGCGGGAACGCCGCCCCGTCGGCGATGTCCTCTTCAGTCGGCCTCTCCAGCCGCAGGAAGCGGTAGGTCTCGGCCTTGAAGGTCGAGACCGCGACGGTCCAGAGCCGAGCCCCGCGCCGCAGACGTTTGCCGCCCTCGGTCGCATCGACGAAGGTCGGCCCCGACACCGGGCTCGAGCGGTTGAACCCCTCGACGCCCTTGACCGGCGACACCTGCCCAAACCCCTGCGCCCGCGACCAGGAATAGACCGCTGGGGCCTCGTAGCCGGTGTCGATGGCGAGCCGCGCGATCCGAAGATGCGCGCCGCGTTCATGCGGCCAGCTTCGGTCAAGCATCGCGGTCAGCTCCGACCACGCGTCGTGCCGGTCGGGTCCGCCCTCGATCACGACGTGATCGACGAGCCAGCTTTCCAGACCACGGCCCCAGGCCCAGACATCGACCTCGATCCGGTCCTTCTGGACGTCGGCTCCCGCGGTCAGAAACAACCCGCCCGCTGGCACTGTGCCGGATTTCCAGCGTTCGCGCCGGTCGTAGAGCCGCTGCAAGTCCGGCGCTTCGCCGGTTTCGACCCATGTCTCGCCGAGGATCGTGTTGCGGAACGCCTTGATCGCCTCGTCCGACCCTTGCGCTGCGTCCCAAGCCCGCACGATCCGCTCCCAGCTCAGCCAGCCGATCGGCGAATAGAGCGCCGAGAGGTGATATCCGACCGTGGTCGGATCGGCGGCCGTGGCGGTCGCCCGCCATTCGCCACCCTCCAGCATCGCCGTCTTGTGGTGTTCCGCGATGGGCCGCTCGCAGCCCTCGCAATGATACTCCGCCGTCTCCGGGCGGCCCTTCTGCCAGCGCAGCCGGTCGAACTTCAGCCATTGCGCATGGCCACAGTGCGGGCACGGCACGAAGAACCGGCGCTGATCGCTGGCCTCATATTCCCGCTCGATCCGGCTCAGCCCCCGGATCGTGGGCGTCGAGACCAGCAGCACCTTGCGCCGATGGGCGAAGGTCAGCGACCGCGCTTCCGCCAGCGTGACCGGATCGCCTTCCTCGTCGGCCGAGGCCGGATAGGCGTCGACCTCGTCGAGGAAGATGTACCGCGCCGGTGTCGAGCGCAGCCCGACCGCCGAGTTGGCGCCCGTCATGATCAGGATGCCGCCCGCGAATTCCTTGGACAGCATGGTGTTGCCCGCGTCGCGGGATCGCGCCGGTTTCACCCGCTCCCGCAGCTCCGGGCTCTCGTCGATCAGCGGGTCAATCCGCTGGCGCGAGTTGCGCTTGGCCAGGTCGACCGTGGGCTGGACCGCCAGCATCGGACCCGGCGCCTGGTGGATCGCGAACCCGATCCAGTTGTTGCCGGCCTCGGTCGCACCGACCTGCGCGGCCTTCATGAACACGATCCGCTGGGTCGGATCGCCGGGGCTCAGCCGGTCCATGATCTCGCGCATGTAGGGTGTGCGTACCGTGCGGTATCGCCCGGGTTCGGCCGAGGCGCGGCCCGACAGCATCCGATGCCGATCCGCCCATTCCGAGACGGTCAGGTCCGGGTCGGGCCGCAGCCCGTTGCCCCAGGCGCGCAGGATCTCGCCCGCGCCGTCGAAGTCCGTCAGGCCATCGCCGTTCTCACCGGAAGTCGGGCCGGACCTCGGCGAGTTCGTCGAGGTGGGCGCGTACATGTTTCTCCAGGACCTTCTGCATCGCTGCCGGCTCCACGGTGATCGGCTGGCCCGCCGCGTCGCGGCACGAGGCCGAGAGTTCTGCCGCCATCAGCGCCGCTGCGCGCGCGGGCCAGTTCACCCACGTGTCCCGTTCCTCCCGCGCCAGACGGAACACCAGCGCCAGCGCGCGGGCCCGCTCGATCAACTCTCCCTTCAGCTTCTGGAGCCGGATGCGCCGCTCCTGCGCCTTCAGCACTTCGTTGGCCGTCTTCGCCTGCAGGAAGGTCGTGCCGCCCCCGACAGCCGGGACTGCCAGCCCCTGTTCGCGCAGCGTGTCGACGACAGCTGTGACGGCAGCCTCGGGGACGGGTTTCAGCTTCGGCGCTGGTGCCTTCCTCGTCTTCGACGGGTCCGTCGTCTCGGCACGCCGGGCGTCGCTGGCGGCCGCGTTGATGCTGCCGTCGGGATAGAGCACCAGCCGCTCGGCCGTCTTCGCCTTCTGGATCGCACCACGCGACAGCCCGACATGCGCGGCGTACTGGCGCTCGCTCATGCCCTGCATCGACGGCTCCGATTATCATTCAAGATCATGTGCTTATCTAGTTGATAAGCATTCCGGACAGAGCGAACGTCTTTTCAGAAGGACGACGCAACTCACCACGGAGCCACCGAAATGACCCGCCGCGCACAAGACAACACGAAAGCCCTTGACGCCTTCATCGGCAAGAAGGCCGAGATTGACGCGATGCTCGCCCGACTTCAGGCACTCAGCGACGACCATTTCAACTCCGATCCGGAGGCGGTCAATTGGGGCAGCGTCGGCTCGATCAGCAGCGTCGCCAGCGACCTTCGGAAGATCACCGATTTCCTTTTCGGCGAGGGCGAACACGCCGAGTAA